ACAGGGAACTACAGGTGCTCAAGGTGCTCAAGGAACTCAAGGTTTACAGGGAACTACAGGTGCTCAAGGTGCTCAAGGAACTGCCGGTCCTCAAGGTCCTCAAGGTCCTCAAGGTCCTCAAGGTCCTTCTGCATCTGGTGATGTATTTGCTTCTGGTACTACTCTATTATTTTATCAAGCAGCAGCACCAACTGGTTGGACGAAAAATACATCTCACAATGATAAAGCATTACGAGTTGTTTCTGGAACTGGTGGAGGTTCTGGTGGTCTTTATTCATTTAGTGGTGTATTTGCATATAGAGACATTGCTGTTTATGTGGGTTCACACACACTCACAGTAGGAGAAATTCCTAGTCATACTCATCCTTTGATTAATCTTCAGGCTGCTGATGGTAGAGCACCCCAAGCCAACCCTGAAGCACATTATAGGCAAGATGGAGTTGATACTGCTACAGGTGCTGCTGGTGGTGGAGGGTCTCACACTCACGAATCCAGCGGAAACGCAAGCTTTGAAGTTCAGTATATTGATGTAATCATTTGCAGTAAGAACGCATAAAAATTGACAAATACTGTTTATCATGTTAAAATTAACTATATAAAAAAACAACTACAAACCCAATGAGACTAATAATCATCCCAGCAGATACATTTGTTTCAATAGATAATCAAGGCATTCATGGTGTTGATATGACTTAGATTCCTGAATTTATTGGAGAATCTGGAATATCTACATCAGTACATGCAGTGCAGTGGTATGGTGATCATGGAGAAATTGAATTAGAATCTAGAGATAGAAATATAGAAATAACAGAATTGGGAGTTCTTGAAGAAGCAGTGACTAAATATGAAGAAAGAAAATTAGAGATTGTAGAACAAATAAGATTAGAACAAATAAGATTAGAACAAATAAGATTAGAACAAAATTCAGTAGGAGTACAAACCAACATTTGACATATAAACATTGTAATTTATTAAAATGAATCAACAATTATTAAATAAAATTTATAATTTCAAATTTTCAGAACTGAATATAAATTATATTCTCAATACTTTAAAAGATAAATATAGGTGGCCATATAAATATGCTAATTATTTCACCACTTCAGTAGAAATAATAGATGAATTTCATAAAAATATAGATTTTTATGATGAAGATGGATATATTAATAGTGAAAAAGTTATTGCATTGTATGAAAAAGGACATACATTTATTTTATCTAGATGTCAATTTTTATCAAAAGAACTTAGGCAATTTCATAAACTATTAACAATTCAATTTAAAACTGAAGAAGTTCACATAAATTTATATATGTCCAAAGGATTAAAAACTGTATCTTTTCTCCCACACTCTCATACATATGATGTCATGGTTAAAAATGTTTGCGGAAAATCAGAATGGATTCTTGGAGAAAAAAATATTATCTTTAAAAATAATGATATAATTAATATACCAAAAAATGTTATTCATGGAGTAACTAAAATACACTCTCCTAAATTATCAATTACTTGTAATTTATTTTAACAGAATAATTAATTATGTCACAAATTAAGCCTGGAAAATATTGCCCTCTAATTAAAAAAGATTGTATTGGACTAAAATGTTCTTGGTACACTCAAATACGTGGTACTAATCCAAATACAGGACAACCTGTAGATGAATGGGGATGTGCAATTACTTGGATGCCTATGTTATTGATTGAAAACTCACAACAACAAAGATCAACAGGTGCTGCTGTTGAAAGTTTTCGTAATGAGGTAGTAAAAGGAAATCAAGAAAATCAACAACTTTATATTCAATCAATTAATCAAGGTGTTATACCTGTACAAATAACACAATTAAATACTTTAACAACCGGAGAGAAATAATGAAAATAACAATCATCCCAATTGATAAGTATATTAATATTGACGATAATTCCTTATTACAAGTTAAAGAAGATATGACTTGGATACCCACTAACATACACGCTCTTCAGTGGTATGATACTTATGGAGAAATTGAATATACTGACGGAACGCCAAATGAAAAAATTGAAGAACTTGGAATTTACGAACAAGTACTTGAAACTTTTGATGCAGAAAAGCAAAGAAGACTGAGAGAACAATTAGCAGAAGAAGAATTAAGGGAGGCATCCAGAGATTATTGGAAAGAATTAAGAAATCAAAGAGATTTTTTACTTTCGCAATCGGATTGGACGCAAGGAAATGATAGTCCACTAAATTTACAACAAAAAGAAGAATGGAAAATATATCGTCAGGCATTACGAGATGCACCTTCAAATACGATAGACCCAAAGAGTCCAGTCTGGCCACTGTCCCCCTCAGATTGTCAACAAGCACCAAATACCCTAATATAAAATAATGAACGAACTTATTCAAAATATTAAAGTTCTAGAAGAAAATGAATTAGAAATAATTAATAGTTATATTGATACTCTAATATTTTATGAAAATACTGGACTTTGCCGTTCAGGTAGTTGCACAAAATTAAAGATGTGATATAATAATATTAGTTTTTTTAATAATTTTATGAAAGTCTGTCATGTAGTTTTTTCTACTAATAGATTGGAGTTTTTGGAAAAAACATTTGAAGCGAACAAAAAATTTGATTTTACTGGGTTGGAAGTGCATCATCTGTTTATTGATGATTACCCAACAGATAGAAATGATCATTTATTATCTGAATTTGTAAAATATCATGGATACAATGAAATTATTTTGCATAAAGAAAACTTAGGAATTACTAAAACTTGGCAAGAACTTTTTGATCTTATTAAAGATAGAGACTATGATTATATTCTACACCATGAGGATGATGTAGAATTAATGTACAATCTTAAAGTAATGGATTTGGTAGAAATTCTCCAGCAAGACAATACATTATCTCAAATACAACTAAAACGAAATAATTGGTATCCGCACGAAACAGAAGAAGTTGGACCTAAGGAAGATGATGTAATATTTAAAGATTATAGATATGAAAAAGCAACTCCATACTTTTGGATGCTTATGTCATTATATCCTGCATGGATATCTAAAGAACCTATTCTAAGTGAAACTGGATATAACCCATCCGAAAGTGTTATTGCCAAATATTTGAAAGACAAATATAACATCGGAGCAGGATTATTAAAATCTGAAGAGGGTGGAATATTAGTTAATCATATTGGAGATTATTTCCACGGTAAACGAGTTGCTGAAAAAGAACCTGGATGGGATCAGAATGGTTTTAAATATATTGATCCAAATATAAAATATTGCTCAAAAACTGGAAAGGCATTAACTAATAACATCCAGGATTGCCCAAAAACTGAAAAGACATTAACTAATAATATGCAGGTAAATTTGATTGTGGTTGATAATTTTTATAATGATGTAGATTCCGTAAGAGAACTTGCTCTTTCCCAAGAATTTTCTGTTCGGGGCAATTATCCTGGATTAAGAACTAAATCATTTTTGACTGATAGTGCTAAAGAAGTTATCAATTCTATAGTTTCTCATGCTAGTGGGGGAGTAACTGATTGGTTATTAGGTGAAAATAATGAAGAATACACTGGTGCTTTTCAATTATGTACTGCATCAGATAGAACTTGGATTCATTCTGATTGTCATAATATGTGGGCTGGGGTTTGTTATTTAACTCCAAATGCTCCATTAAGTAGCGGAACAGCATTTTATAGGCATAAAAAAACTGGAAATACAAAATCGATAGAAATTAATGACTTTGGGGAAGATTCCCAAGACTATACAAAATGGGAAATAGTGGACAAAGTGTCGAATGTTTACAATAGACTTATTCTTTTTAGAGGTAATCTATTTCATGCTTCTTTAGATTATTTCGGGAGTAATTTGCAAAATGGTAGATTATTCCAAACATTTTTCTTTAATACTAAATATTAATTTTGAACCCTCTTGACGCCACACCCAATCCGTGCTATGATGGATGGGTAAGACGACCCTTCCAAACCATTATGATGATTACCCGAGACGTTTTGGCCGAACTTCAAGAACTGCAAGAAGATGTAGCATAACATTTTGCAGATGAAAATATTGTAAGTGGAGAACTTTATTGGACTTGTGTGGAATCACTTGCAACTGCAAAACTTGCTGAACTTCGTGGTGAACTTGTAGGATAATATAAAAAAATATATAGTGTCTAAATAAGACAGAAGAAATATCTGTGTTTATAAACGAT